AGTTAACAGTGCTTGAAATTGTTAACAGGGAAACGATTGAGATCCATGATACGTGCTCAGGAATCAGCAGGAGGGCCAGGGTTGAGGACTGTGTGGCGGTAGCAGTTGATGCCCCACGCATGGTTTTCGCGGCCTTGGTTGTCTTGTGCACTTTCTGGGCAAGTTTGTCAAGATCGATTCTGTGGGCTGCAGAAGGCCGCTCAGAAGGTAGGAAGATCTCTCGGGGTTTTCTGTTATAGCTGGGTGTAAGCTGGACAGTTCATGGGATTGAGGATGCTTTTGATCGCAGGCAAGCCACACGCGGACGCGGGAGCTCCCTACTGCCCTGGAGGGTGTCTGACTTGGGACTGGAAACCAGTGCCTTGACAGGTGCCTTTCGGAGCCAGCAGGGCAAACTCACTGTTGTGGCTGCCGGTTTTTCATTGTTGGTCTTATCAAAGTGCAAGGGTAGCCTTCCACATTTGATAATCGTTGTCATGTTCTTGTTCACACTTGTTGTGACTTGTGGCATGATCGGGTTCCGATCGCAGATCGTTAAGGACCGGGTAGCAGAGTGGCTGGAGCTGTGGCAATCGTATCATGTTGATAGGAAAGTGCCACAGGTTACGGTCCATGCACCCGTTGGCATGCGTGTTTTCAACGGCTTTGAAGCACACACGAATTTGTCAAAGTTTCCAATGCGTAAAACTGCTAAGATTGAACTCGGAGGGACTGAAGCTATTGAGTTGGATGCTAAGCCTCAATTGTACCTAGTTGGCCCCGGTTTCACAGCCGCGATGCCACTTGTCGCGAACAATTCGGACAATAATAGGATAATTGCCGTTTACACCCGAGCGTTGGCTGACACACCGGCCCCTGTTGAAGGGGCGTGGGATCGTGTCAAGATCATGGACGGAGAACTAGACATAGTTTCCGTGAGTGGTATGCCAATTGCGAACCTGTCTGGAGCTAAACTTTATAGTGAGGAGGAATACCTTGATCATCTCCGTCCGGAGAAGAAGAAATCCTTCTTAAACTTTCGTAAGAAAGTTGAATCACACTATAATACCTCATATGGCAGGCTTTGCTATTCAGCCTTTATTAAACGAGAGAAGATGATGAATCTGACCCCATCAGGGTGTACATTCGATCGCCCGCGACTCATCCAAGCTTGTTCAGGGATTGTGAAGAACAATTCAGCCGTCTGGTTTTACAATTACAGTAATGCCATGAAGGCTTGTTGGAATCACAGAAACTGGATATACTACTGTTCTGGTAGGACAGCAGATGAATTCAACAGATGGCTCGAACACCATGTTGAACGTCTTGGTGGTGAGTCTAACACTGGAGTGGCCTGCTCTGATTATTCGAAGTATGATCTCACGCAGGGCACACAGTGCATGGAGCGAGAGGATAAATGGTATAAGAGTCTCGGATTTTGTGAGGATGTGCTTGATGGGTCTATGATCCTGAGGCACAAGTTACACTCCACAGGTTTCTGTGGTGCGATCCGGTACTCGGTCCCTGGGACACGGAAGAGTGGTGACATGGACACATCTTCAGGCAATACTAAGAATACCGGTGAAGCTATCGGTTCATTCTTTAAGTATCACGGATTGAAAGAACACGTGGCCATAGCCGTTTTGGGTGATGACAACTTTACGTTGTTTTCACTCAAACACGTCCTGGCAGTGTTTGGTTCCCTTAAGAACCTAGAATCGTGTTTGCGTGCCTGGAATGCTGATCTAGGTTATTCACTCAAAGTGAAAGTGACTACCAATATTGCCTCAGCGGAATTCCTGTCCAGCCGGTTTTGGCCGACTGTTGACGGATACAGGATTGGTAAGAAACCTGGACGGGTTCTGACCAAGATTGGATACCTTCTTTACAGGCATAACGTGACCTCCGAAGATTACTTGAAGAGTTACAAAGGTACTCTCATTTCTTATCTTCCGACGGCTAATCACGTGCCGTTCCTTAGAGTTTACATACGCTGTCTACTTGAAAAGCTGTCAGATGTGACAGCCCACTACAATGTAGATACAATCTATCGTATGAACGGGAGCATTTCAGAAGCTGATTCCAGCACATGGGCCGCCTTTGAGGCGTTGTACGGACTTGATGAAGCCGACGAGAAAGCCTTCGAAGCACAACTTCGTAGTTTTCTCAAGTCTGGCATGTCCGGCGTAATTGACTCTCATTACGTGGATGTCCTCTTTCGGGTGGACTTCCTCCTTGATTGATCGGCCCTGTGGTGATTTGCCATAGTTTTACTTTGTCAAATAAATATCCAATCGGAGTCACCTCCCGATATGTCCAAGAAGAAGAAAATTGCAAGCGGTAAAGCCCGCCGGCGCAGGCGCCAGCGTGGTTCCAAGCTTACAAACAGAGAAGAAGGGATTGCAATGCCTTTGGCCTTTGGATCCCTTGCTCGCAATAGGTCCCCCCCTCTCGAACACGTCAGAATCAGACATCGTGAATATGTCGCTGACGTGACCCAAGCTGCTGCCGGTGTCACTGAGAAACGACAGCTGCCTTGGAATCCAGGAATTAAGACCTCTGCCCCATGGCTCTCCTCATTGGCTCACGCCTTTGAGAAGTACAAGATCCATTCCTTCGCGTTTGAGTACATTCCACAATGTGGCACAAGCGTGGCTGGGATGATCGCCATTTGTCCAGACTATGATGCCCTTGACCAGAATCTTACGAACACGAAGCAGGAGCTTCTGTCGTTTGCTGATACGGCTAGGGGTCCTGTCTGGGCCAACATCCAATGCAGATTAACTTCGGGCCGCTTTGCGAAGCGTGACCCGTTGTATTTGCGTTCGGGTTTGCACATGGGCAGCAATTTTGACCTGAAGACCTATGACGCCTTTTCGGTCACTCTCGTTTCCAATGCGAACTTGGTTGGAACCGTGGGTGAACTCTGGATCAATTACGACATCACGTTGAGTGTTCCTCAGCACAGTCGTGACGAAGTCCCGGGGGCGTACATGGGTTTTGGTGCCTGGCCTTCACCTCTGGAGCCGTATGCTCAACCAAGTACCGTCGTCTTTAATGATGCCGGTTTCATTGTTGATCCGACGATTCCAGGGAACGCAAACGCGCACATGCGTGTCGATTGCGAACCAGGTACCTATCTTGTCGAGTGTGATGGAACCGGTGTTGGCATTACCGATGTCACTGATCCCGTTTTGGAAAACGCCATCGCTGGCGATACCATTAGCGTGCTCAGGAAGATCTGGAATGCTGCCGGCACCGTGTTCAGTATTGTGTACAAACTTGTCAAGGCTAGCACGAGTGTGCGGGCCACTGACTTGATTATGCACTGGACCGGCGTCATTGGTGCCTCTGTGGCCGGCTCGAATCTGCGGATTACGGCCGCCAGTGATGAGTTTTGAAACCTGTGATCCCGCCTCGGGTTCCACTTCGTTTCCTTCATTCTATTCCGCATTTCGCGCTTCACGCGCAGCATGGCTCCCTGAAGAGCCCGCCTGGGTGTTGTGATGAGGGTATATTCATCAATACGCATTCAGGATCTGAAC